TGCGGCGGTTGTTCACCGTCATGGATTCCTGATTCTCAAAAATGGTTTGGAAGCTCATGCACGACCCCTGTTAACTGCCAATGATTTGTTGGCATACTGATTAGCCGCCCAAATCGCGTTAGAACTGTTCAGCAACCTGTCTTCAAACGACTTGGTGTCAATGGCATTGATGTTGTAATTTGTGACGTTAGTGGTGCTTCCCATATTGCCCATTTGATTGTTAGGAATGATTGTTCCAGAGCCTGATGGCATAAACAACTCAGGCCCACGCTCACCCACCATGTACGGGCTACCTGCGCTTACAGGGCCACCTGTGGCTCTTGGCGTTGCTTGATAGACATTTTTAAACCAGCCATCATTTGAACCGCCGGGTGCGGTAGGAATACCAAAAAGCCCACCCAAAAAACGTAAAGCAGCAGCTTTCATCTGAATTGCAATCAGACTTTGAATAGTGTCACGAGCAAAGTCTTTCATGTTTAACTTGCCTGTTTTGACAAAGTTGTCAATTGCAGAAGACAAGTTACCAAACACACTGTTAAACACTTGCTGTGTACGTTGTGCAGATTCAGCCATAGTGACAAACATTTTTTCCATCTCTTCTTGTCTGTCAAGGTTTTTGCTTTGAGATTCTGATTTGCTTTCGCTACGCTCAAGTTCTTTGCGTTTCCTTGCATATTCCAAAGAAATCTGAGCCAACTTTTGCTCAGTCTCAGTCGCGTAAATCAATTGGTATTTAAGTTCAAGAGACTTGCGCTGGAACTCAAGATCTTCAGTTTTAGAGAATGCGCCTAAGTCTGCTGTTTCTCTTGCTTTACTTCTGCGAACAAATTCATCATCCATTTCTTTTTGGAAGGCAACTTTTTCTTCTTGTTCTTCCATGTATTTTTTGATCTGAATTTGCTTTATTTTTTCAGCAGTTTCAGTAGCAATGGCTATAGATTTGTTTTTGTATATCTCAAGATTTTGCGATGTAAATTGGTTGTCTTCTTGAATGTTTTTGGCTTTCATTTCAAGTTGAGCGTCAGATATCTTTTTGGCAGCATCCAATTGAAGCATCTGTATTTCGTTGGCGCTTTGTTTAGCAACAGCAAATTCTTGTTCAGCTTTCGCCTTTGCTAATTCTGCGGCCTTGGCTATTCCCATAGGCCCATACTTATCTTCTTTGCGAATGTCATCTGCATTTTTTGCGGCGGCTTTTGATTTCGCTCTTGCAGCTTCTTCTTCCATTGTTATGGATTTAAGCAACAAACTTCTTTGTTCAACCAATGAGTCAAGTCTAGCTTGGCGTTCATCTTGAACTTGTTTCATTCTATTGCCGGGAGCGTTCACAGCCGCAGTAGCCAAAGCAATTTCTTGGTTTAGCTTCTGCAAATCTTTTGCTTTGTCATCACGACCCCAACCCATCATGGCATCCCAAGCCCACGATGCGGCTTTACCGACCTTATCCCACGCAGATTCCAAGTAGCCTAATTGACGTTGATTCTCACCAAAACTTTTATCAAGTAATTTGGCTTGCATCAAGATTGATTCTTGCAACTTGCCTTGCTTTTCAAGTGCCTTGATTTGCTTGTATTGCTCAAGCGTTAAAAAATGGTACTTGTCATTTAGTTGCTTTGCAGAACTTGCTGTTCCATCTAATAAAGGAATTAAAGCTGCTGATGCTTCTTTTGCATCTTTTCCTGTCAACTTGGAAAATCGCAAGATTACTGATCCTACAGCCTCTAAAGATTGACCAGTAAATTTGCCAGATGCTGCAAGTTCTTGCATTACATCTCTTGCGCTACCAATTGCAACATTTGTTTTTGTGGAAAGCGTTTCCCCTAGCTTTAACATACTTTCATATGTAAGACCAGAGAATCCACCAGTTAAGGCCATAGCATCTTTAAACTGCGCCATTTCATCCGCAGCTTTCCAAAACGCATAACCGACACCTCCAACAGCAATGGCAACAGAACCAAGGCCAACGCTGAATGGGGTGAACAACGAACCGATAGCTCGAAACATATTGCCCACGCCACCCATCGTATCTTTCAACTGACCACCCTGTTGAATGGCAGCAATGAATGGGCTTTGACCAGAAGCAATCTGCGTAAAGAAGTCAGTCGTCTGATATGTCAGGTTCAGCTTCTGTTGCTCGTTCATCTTAAACTGAGCGCCAGCCATGTTTTTTACTGCGTTAGCTTTTGCGTCATACGCAGCAGCTTCTTTACGCAACATATCAATCAAAGAGCCTTCAGCACGTTGATAACGTCCAGATTTTATTTCTCGCTCAATTTGTTCAACCTTGGTCAGGGTCTTGCCGTAGTCTTCTGTTGCATGACGCAAAGCAACAAGGTCTTTAGCTGCGTTGTTAGAGTCACGCTCTACTTGCTTGGTAAAGCCGTGAAAAGTCTCTTTCGCCTTGGAAATCTTGACTTCAAGTTCTGCGGTATCAACGCCAAGAACAATACCAAGTCGAGCAATATTACTTGAAGCCATCATTTACTCCTTTTCGACATTTTATTCGCATATGTCGTTAAAAATTGGGCAAAGTTTGTTTTGAAACTGTCTACAACTGACTCAGCGTTTTGCTCAATCGCTCTACGCAAAAATGGTTGTGCTGGAATTTTCTTAGTGCCGAATTCTTGAGCCAAAGATACAGCACTTCGCTTGACAGACACAACGGCAATAGCTGCATCTGTTGGATTGACGTAAATTGATTGCAAGTCTCTTTTTGTCGGGATTCTTGCGTCTAATCGAACAGTGTCTCGCAAGTGGATTGGGCTTTTTTCTGTTCGGGGTGATGGGTCATATGGCGCTGTTGCCTTGACCTGATCGGCAACAGGCTGCATGGCTGCTTTTGCGGCTTTAACAATAGTGGCTCTTGCTGCTGAATCAGCGCGATGCATATCCATCAGTTCAGAAAGTTTCGCCTCAAGCTCTTCCATGCCCTCAACGCGAAACATCCTGTTTTTGCCATCAGGACTCCAAGAAGCCATACTATTCTTTCAGGTAAGCCTCCGAACCCGGTCTAGTAGCCAAGAATGCCATCAACTGCTTGCTGGCTTGCTCTTGCTGTTGTTCCTTTGTCAGCGGCGGGACAATGTATTCGTGCGTTGATGGAAGAACATCTTTCATCGTAAACGGTCTTGTTGTCTTCTGTATTTTCGAGTTTAAGTTGCCTGTGGTCAAGGAACTCAAAGCCAGCAAGATAGCTTTGTTTCCCAACATACCGTCAGAGAACATAATCTCGATATTCCGCATATCATCCGCAGGAACATCGTCAGGACACCCACCATGAGCGTAAATATACGCTCTGGCTTGAAGGCGAATGTCCCAAATTAGTTTTTTCGAGAGTCCTTGTAACCGGGCTGAATTGCCTCAGAGATTTTGGCAAGGATTTCCAACTGAACGGTAGTGGGCCACTCAGCTTCAATGTCTTCGTAAGTAATTTCATCAAGCGTCCCATTTACAGGAACCAACAACTTGATGTACTCCACCATTCGGTTTTCCATCTGCAAGATGGTTTGAACCAGTTCTTTAGTAGAGCGACCTTCAACAACTACATCATCTTCCGTCACTACAACACCATCAAAAGTGCCAGTGCGAAAAGATGCTGTCATCTTGTCAAAGCGTTTTTGGAATTCGGTTTGGTCAAACTTCTCAATGCGCTCTTGCATAGCATCAAGCTCTTTTGTCAGCGGAACACGAACTTTGAAGTTGTATCCTGCAAGCTCAAAAGACTTGGTACGCAGATTGGAGATTTCGCCAAAGGCAGATGTGAGTTTTGTCATGGTCGTGTTTTGATAATCTTGTGGTAAATCGACTCGTTCAGATTAAAAGCGTATTCAACAACTTCATCTGGACTCATCTTATCAGCATGATACTTTGCAATCTCATGTGCAAGAGCAATTGCTGTAATCCTCTGTTGAGGAAATCCGAACCAATTTTTAGTTGATTCGGATTGTGCTATCAAGAAGTTTAAAAGGTCATTACTGTCTTTTACTATCATGTCTTGTTACTCTGTTGTATCGACTTCTTCAATGACCACCACAGGAGCAGTCACGTTGTACTTCTTCAGCAAAGCCAAGGCAATGGCTTCGGCTGTGTCGGGTTGAGCAGTGGCCTGTGCAAGCTCACTAGCGTCCACCACCATGCCACGGGCAACAAGATCAATGTCACCGTAGCTGGTCACAATTGCTTCAATTGCGTCAGATAGTTTCATCAGTTGTTCGACCAGCCGTACTGGTTGCCCCGAGGATGAATTGTGAACATACATTTGGCTTCTGCGCCGGGAGCAGCGTCAATCTGGAATTGACCCACGCGACCGTTAAACGCATAAGCGATAGTGTTTGTGCCTTCCACTGCTGCAACCACAAAAGTGCGGTCAACAACACCAGAGTACGCATCAGCACGGATTTGCAACAAGGCTGCGTCAGCAGGGTTCCAAGCAGCCGTAATGGTCATGCTTGTAGGAGCCGCTTGCACAGGAATTTTGTCGCTTTGACGAGAGCCAGCAACACCGAAACTTGCTACAGCATCGTCCATACCAAAGGCAGGGATAGCCTCAACAGGCAGAGCAACACCAGCAGCGCCTGTACCGCCAGCAGAAGTGCCAACAATCGTAGCAACTTGTGCAGACCAAACAGACAGGTTTGCTGTAGTCAAAGGTGTTGGCGTAGCCGCTGATTGCATAAACAGCGATGCGCTAAAACCGGGAAGAACTTTTGCAGGGATAGCCATGATGACTCCTTATGCGTTGTTGGACCAACCGTACTGGTTGCCACGGGGATGGATGGTAAATGTTGCCTTGGCTTCTGCGCCGGGTGCAGAATCAATCTGGAACTGGCCTACACGCCCGTTGAAGGCGTAATAAACGATGTTTGCACCTTCGGTAGCCGAGACAATAAAAGTCCGATCAATCACGCCAGAATAGGCATCAGAACGCATCAACAGCAAGTTGGTATCAGCAGGATTCCATGCGGCAGTAATGGTCATGGAAGTTGGAGCAGCCTGAACGGGGATCTTGTCAGATTGACGCGAACCCGCCACGCTGAAACTAGCCACAGCATCATCTTGACCGAAAGCAGGGATTGCTTCGACAGGAATCAGGTTTCCGCTAACAGCAAGAGGGGACACGCTAGCGACCAAGGACAACTGAGCAATTGTCAAAGGAGTAGGTGTGGCTCCGGGCTGTGCGTACAACGCTGCGCTAAAACCGGGGAGAACTTTGTTTGGTAAAGCCATTTTGAGTATCCTTCAAAAGTTGAACAATTGTCTTGTATTACGCTGGAATGTCAATGGTGCAGTCTAAGAAGATTTGCGCCATTTTTTCCTCATCGTTGTAACTGTTGTACAGCCACATGACATCAGCTTTTGATATGTAAAAGCCTTCTGCTGGACTGCCCAAAATTCCACTATACCCGTGCAAGGCTTGCAGAATCTGATTTGAGATTGTAAAACCATCTTCAATCTGCTGAGTGAAAATAGAAATCTGAAATACAGGTCGGTCAATACCTTTGTTGCTTTGCTGTGTACCCGTATAAACAGGCTGATGCACGTTACGCAGCATCCAAGTAATAAACTTAGGCTGTGTGGCAAAGTTACGGTTAAAAGCCGCATACACAGGCACAGGCGTGACTATGTTAGCCAGTTGATACTGGATGGCTTTACCGTAAACAACAGGATTGAGTTGAGTTGCCATTACACCGCCGTAACTGGATCAGAACGGTAGCACAAGAAGATGATATTCATTCGATCATCAGTCTCTCTTGCGCTGTCAATACGCCAATCTTTACCACGCCATGTAATCGAATAGAGGTTTTGGTTATCCACTATTTCTTTCATGTTTGGCGTGTAGTTCAGCGTGAAGTTGGTCATGTCTTGATACAGCCGATACTT